GCATGAATAAGTATTTCCGTTATAGATAACCGTATCCCGATACTGCGTATTATTGGCGTAGTTAGTATTTGCTTTCCACTCACCGCGCGGACGGATTAGAGCACCGGGAAGCCCGGTTGCCCCGGTTGCACCTGTATCACCTTTATCGCCCTTGTCGCCCTTGTCGCCCTTGACACCCGTTTCTCCCTTAGAGACATATTTAAGCCAATCAGTAGAATTGTCTGTTGGTTCTTGGATTGTTTTGTCTGCAATACATATCCATGTACTGCCATTGCATACAACTTCATCATAGTACCAATATGTGCCCGGCGTCCATACTCCTTTGAAAGCAGGTACGGGAACTTCGGTTATACCGTCGTTAGATAATTGCTTGATAGTCCCGGTCATATACACATTGCGGAGATACGCACTATGTCCGGTCATTTCGATACCAAACAATTTCAAGTTAGACAAGTCGCCCAACTGCATAGCAATCATTTCCTTTGAAATTTCCCAACCGTTTACACCTGTCAGGTAACGGACATAGCTTTGTGTCGAGTAGCTCGATTTTTGCCGCTCTTTGTTTGTGAAGTTACCATACGAAACGAAGTGCATAGCCTTGCAAGGGTGTGCGGTTGTACCAGAACGAAGCGCATATTTAAACGTGGAATCACCGATCTTTTCAGTAATACGAAAATAAGCGGTTTGAAATCCGGTTGAGTCGTTGAATATACCTTTGCAAATATCATCTACCTCTATTTCTGCTATTTCAGCCGGTTCGAGTTTAAGGTAGATAATCCGATTTGATTCGTCTATACGTTCGATGATCCCACCGCCCGGAGCGTTCCACTCTTCACCCGAAACGATTGATACGCGGTTGTAGCGTAATTCAGGAACTTCAAGGAAATCACGTAGGCGAAGAGATTTTGCATCTATATGACCGTCTTTGCCGATCAGCCAACCGATTAAACCCTCTGCGTAGTCATTTGAGGATATATCACCGGAAAAAGTCGCTGATTTGGCAATCAGTTTATCAAGAACGTTGAGTATTTGCGTTGTTACCGTCGTTGCGGTTAACGTATCCGTAGAAATACCCTTCGTTACGTCTAGCCCGTTATCAACGATTAAACCGCCTAACAACTTGATAAGAAATTGCGTTTCGTCTGGGGCGGTTTTGGATAGATACAAGTCTTTTAAAGCATCGATAGCCGCATCTAGTTCCTGCCTTATGCGCAAAGAAGAAAACGTATTATCGTCGGTCAGTGCCGTATTATTATCGGTCAGAGCAATAATACGAGACTTTATTTCAAATAGGGAACGAAGAGACGAAAATACATTGTTATCGGATGATGTACGCCCATCGTCCATCTTTAATACATCAAGATCAACGCCGCCGCCATTTATAGGCGTTGGCGTTGTTGTACTAATACTTACCGAACCGGAATTGCGTAAATACTTATTCCGAAACGAATGAGGCACTTTCTTATTTTCTACTTCTATCATGTTTCTATTAATGATACGTTACAACTTTCATTTGCGTAATCAATACTCATTTGATCTACTATCATTTCTCTTTTGAGGGAATTTTCGTAAATCCTAGACAGTATCGAAAAGCCACGATTCAAATTATTGCTGTATCTAAATTTAGGAGCTTTATAATGTGTGTAAAACTTGTCTATTAGTATTTGTTCCGGCAATACATTTTTATCGTGCAACGGACTATATACCGTTTTTAAATAATCAAATTTATCCCCTGATTTGGTAGCGCAATTTGAGTAAGAAGAAATATTTTTTGCGTTTGAGTTGATTAGTAGTTCGATGTCGTCCATTTCTGTTACATTATTGTCGTTTATTACATTGCTGTAAACTACGTCGGAATCGTCAACTGCATTATTAAATATATCGTATGTAACTTTATTGTTAGTATACTTAAACGTGAAATCGGATATATGAAATGCAGTACAAGGATAACAGCCCCCATCCGTTCGATACATAGGATATTTTCCTAAATGATTCGGAGTGCTTAATTCAAAGCGTATCTTTCCGCATAGTATTTTATCATCCGGAAGTTTAATCGCGACTCCGTCCGTTGAGTCGTACAAATTAAATCTATAACTAACAGTATTCGTTAATCTCTTTTCATCATCGAAAACTTTATCACCTTCTTTGTTTATATGAACCAAATAGAAACCATCTTTAAGCGTACATTCGTCGTGATACCATTTTTCGACAAAAATATCTTCGCCATTTTCCCTATACGCATAAACCTTATTTCTATCCTCGAACCCGCCGGAAGCCTTTTCACCACTAACTGAATCATACTCGCCCTTACTTACAAATCTCCAATCTCCAAATTCATCCTTATACCTATACCATGTAGCCCCTTTATAAGTTAAGTTATGCGTATTTTTATAATAACCTCGATTTACTCGATCCGTATAATACTTTTGATTCCTCCATACTTCTCCATCATAATAGTAATCATCTATATATAATTTGCAAGGAACCATCGTATTATCAAATCCGGTGCCATATTTTGTATTAGAGTATACTTCATCGGACGTTTTTATTATATCGTTCGGAAGAAAAGAGCCGGACATTCTATAAGCGATATTTATTATGAAATATCCTCCTTTGAATAAAGAATACTCTCCGTTTTTCAATGTTAAAAGAGTCTTTCGAGAAGCACTAATTATATTATACGCTTGCAGGAATGAAACGCAGGTTTTCCAACTTAAAGAAGACGGTTCCCCGTCCTCTGTTGTGTAGTCGCTGTACTTCTGCCATACCACACCGGAATATATATCATTAACGTTGTCGATAGTCACTTCAACACCTTCTGCCGGAATATCAAGAAATGAAAAGCTCGGTATCAAATACCCCCAATTACTATTAGATTTAAAAAACGAATTAAGAAGGGTGTAATTCTTTCCGTCTATATCCCTACCAGATATATAATATTTATTGGGATCGGAGTTTTGATTTACTATATCCTTATCGTCGTCGAGCAATTCCGGGCATAAGTTGATTATCTGATTCATATTAGCAACAACAGATACTTTATTATACACATCACCAAGCGATATACTTCCCGCGCTTTCAGATACGCCAATATTACGCACATTCAATAGTGCGGAAGGGATTGTTATACTTTCACGTGTATCGCTTATTCTATCATAAACGAAAAAATGAAGCTCGTCGTTTTTGATAAAATCATAGTCAATCATATAATAAGCATCCTGATACTGAATGAACGTCATACCGATATATTTAGAGATTTCTTCTAAAACATCTCTACTATTCATCGGCTCGTTAGCTTCATCAAAGAAGTTTCGTTCATGTATATAAATATCTTCTATCAAAGAAGTAGAAACATCTTTCGAGATTCTATTAGTTTTTTGAAAGTACAATTTGTTTAGAATCTTTCCGGGATCGGCAATATCAAGAATGTGCATTATTACATCTTTGAAACTTTTAAAATAGACCTCGGAAGAATTAATATAAGAGTACTTCTTATTTTCCAAAACGGAAATAGTATCGATTGCCTGTATCTCCACTATATTAAGCGGAGTTATATAATCGCTCGAATATAAATTTGGACTCATATATCCAAACCACTCTAAAACATCATCGGTTTTATTATACAAACGAACTTCTATATTTTGCCCTTCGGCTGTATATAGGTCTGATAAAATTCTATCTGTCAATATGCTTGTTACCGAATTAGACATTTTCAACGGCTTGTATAGAGTGTCCGATTCATACTCAACAGTAAACGGGCTATCTGTTAGGGTGAGTTCTTCGGAATACGTTGCAAAGACCGTATGAATTTCGATTCTATACGTCTTGTCTTTCCTGCTCTTAAACTCTGAATAATATCTTAATTTCATCTTACTTTGCTTTTCTGATTATAATGATTACTCAAAACTCCTTCCAAATCTCTTCCATGTATGCGAAACGTTACGTTTGCGGGCTGATTTCCATTTTCTGCAGACGGTGCAATCTTTTGCGATAAGGAGCCATATAAACCGCTATTAAGCATTTGAAACAAATTACTTTGCTGTGATCCGTTTAGAATCATCTCGCCTGAATTGAGTAAAGCCGGAACCTTATCGCCTGTGAATGATGTGCCAGGCACAATACCACCCGTTGCGAATTTAGGAATACTAGCCATTGCAGCGACGACGGCAGCAACGGCGGCTCCCGCCAATAACCAACCGACAACGGGCGTTTCTGCTGCGGAAGCTACGCCGCTAACTACTGCTTCGGTCTGTTTCGCAGTTATTAACGATTGAATAGCCGGAATAGCTTGCGCAATACTGGATATAACATTTGCGCCCCATTGAAGATACGCCGCCGCACTTTCATTGGTTATTCCAGATAAAGACCCCATAATACTACCAACTGCAGATAGAGATTCGGCATACCTTTCATTCATGTCTATATCTTCTTTTTTAAAAAGTGGATCATATTTCGGCAACTTTAAGTTTTTACCTTCTTTCCCATGAGTAGGAACTTTATCTTTATACGTTGGTTTTACCGGAAGAGACAAAGCGCCGTCTTTCATTTCACCATGAGCACTTTTGAACGTTTCTTGCTCTACAACAAACTTTAAACTTATCCTCTTTGATTCAAGTTCATTAATTGTTGCTTGAATGGCGGAACGCGCTTGCATGTCGGTTTCAGCAATAAGTTTTTTATTTTGCTCTGCGATTTGCGTGTCATACCAAGCGATAGAGCCCTTTTTCGGTTCTTCCTTTGGCGTTTTACCGCCTATTCCTGACTGTGAAGCACGGTTCGCCGCTTTCGTCATACTAGATAAATTCCGTCCCGCCGCCTCTGCCGCCGTTGCAACGTTTATTAAATTCTGCAACCATTCATCACTCTTCTTTACTAAAATCGCGTTATATTGTATTGCATCCTGATACTTCGATAACATCGGGCTTATTGCCTTACTCAATGCATTTGTATCTGTTGTTGTAACCGTGTGCACATTCATTCCAGAACCCACCGTTTCGTAAGTTGTGAATTTGGCTTTTAAACGATCGTATTCATCTACGAAGTCTTTATACTGTTTCGCTAATTGTGCCTTTTGTTTATCGCCTACCGAAGATACATCTAATCTCAACACTTTATCTATATCTATTGCCGAAACATCTACGCCGTCAAGTCCTATTGCCGCCTTTACCATTGCTTGTAATGCGTTTTGACTTCTTTGTTTATATTGTCCTACGATTTCCTCTTGGTCTTTCAGCGTCTTGTCTAATAGTTCCCTAGCTGCTTTCTTTTGCTCTTCCGTTGAATCCTTATCTTTTAAGATAGTTATTTGTTCTTGTATGGTTGCTTGATTCTTTGCATCAAAATAAGAGAATGACATCTTTGTATTTCCTAATTGATCCATCGCGTTGTATGCTTCGCGTGCTAGACGTATAGTTTCGGTTAACCCGTTCATGAACGGCGTCCAGTCTCCACTACCGATAGAGTAGAAAAATTGGTCTACGCCACCTTTTAAGCCATCCATAGTACGGGCATATTCATCTCCTAGCGTCTGACTGCTATTCATTACTTTATTGAAACCCTCCGAGGCAGTTACGGCAATACCAAGAACCCCGGCGAACTTCATAACTCCCGATACTGCAACGCCAGACATCTTAGAAATGTCGCTTTGAAACCCGTTTACATTCTTCTTCGACTTATTTAGATTTGCGTCAAAGTCATTCGTTTTAAGCAATAATCTTGTTACTATATCAGACATCTTTATGCATGTTTAATTGTGATTCTACTTCTTTTGCTTTAGCTCGTAATCGTTGCATCTCTTCGTCCGTTACGCTCGTATCTTTCTTTTCTTCTTCATCCCACGGGAACCGGAGTATATCGGTTTGCTTTAGCGTCTTTGTGCTATTAGATTGCGCTATAATGAAACCTAACAATCTAGTTTGTTCCCACGCTTCCCGATTGCGTCGATTCAATCCGTCTATAAACGATTCAACCTCGATAAAGTCCATTTTATCGAGGAAGTAATCGGGAGCGATCCCGCCCTCACCGACAACGCGCGAATAAAGTTCGCGTATACTTACGGCTTTCGTTTCCGCGTTGTCACCTTCTTTTTTTTTACGTCATTTCCTGCCGATTGCGAACGTAGTTTGATTTCATCCAAAATAAACTCTTTGAATTGTTCGAATAGAGTCAAATCATTTTCGCACAACTCTATAAACTCGTCAAATTTCATATTAAACGAATCCTTATTACTAGCGATCAGGAACGAATAAAACAAAATGTATTCATCTAGTAATTTCCCGAACTGAAACGGATAGCCGGATATAGATTCGAACACAAAGAACGCACGAAGCGTATATTTCAAAGAGAAATCTTTTCCGTTAAGTGATATTGTTTTCATTGAATAAGTCGTTTAGAGGGCGGCAAAACACCGCCCGTAAGTTATTTACTAGCTGCTTCCTTTGCAAGCGGTCCGGTTCCTTCGAAACTGATTGATAGTGTTGCTTTGTCTCCATCCGGCGCATTTGCTTCTAGCGAAGTGATAACCGCACTACCTGTATATGCACCTTCCGCTAGCGTCCATCCGGCGGCGGGCATTTCGTTTACGTCAGGATTGCCAACAACGCCAAATTTCAGAACAACAGGTTTATGCGCCAAGAACAAAGCGAATAGTTTATCGTAACTATTCGCATCTGCATCCGCGCTAAATACGTTTTCACTGGAAGCGTTCCAAGAAAGTTTCTTGATGTCCTTCTCCGTCCAGATACCCGAATCTTTACTTTGCGTGTCGATTGTTTCAGCCGAAAGCCCCAATTTGCAAGATGTGGCAAGTGCGATGGCTTTATCGTCGATGAATAACATTAGGTCTTTTCCTAACACTGATTTTGCTTTACTCATAATTTTATCGTGTTTTAGTTAATTATTCAGTTTTAAATGAGAATACGAGGCTTTGAATAAAAGTATCTTCTATAAAATCCTCATTCGCGCTAATTAGTTTAGAATCGATCACATCGAAGTTATCATAACTTCCTCGTTTGTTTTCGAGTGATTTACGTACCTCTTCCGCGATTGTAACAGAGTTCAAATAGTTATCACTGGCGACAACGATCTCAACCGAAACAGTGTCACCCGTGCCGTACCTATCTTTCGTATATTCCGGCGTTAAGGAGTTGCGTTTGTAGATCACAAACGGAAAAGATGTTTCCGTTTTGGTCGAAATCGCATATATTTTATCAGAAACCAATTTTGCCAACTCTGTAGAGTCGCTTAATTTCTTATATACGTGTGCGCCTATTGATAAACTCATTTCTTTTTATTTGCTACTTTCATTATAGAATCAATTATATTTTTCTCTAGTGAGCTCTCTGCTTCTTTCTGCTTCGATTTGACCGCATTAGAGAAGAAGTGGGAAGCATTTATAATACCCCTATTCGCTCCTTTTTTGGTAGCTCGTTCTTTTGTTCCTGATTCGAACCATTTCAGCATATAGGCGCGTGATCCCTTTTTGCGGCGGTCGATCAAGTCAACCCGTGCACCGGAAGCATTGCGATAAACTGCTACGTTTATTTCGTTCTTTAACGGTTTGAACGATACGCCATTCTTAGAACTGCTAAATTCTGCATCAGTAACAGCGGAAACTAGATTTTCCTGTGCCTGTTTACGAATGATAAGAATCGACTTTCTAAGAGCGGAGGAAATTGCCTTCTTTGCTTCTTTATCGTTCAACCGTTTAAGTAGTTCGTTTACTCGCGTTGCATCCACTTCGACGCGATACAAGTTGCGCCCGGTGTAATTGTCGTTACTCATTGATTACCTCCGCTTCTATAACCGTTGCTTGTTGCTTCCGGTCGTGATTGATAGATAGAATCTTGTATTTCTGCCCGTCGTATTCGATCCTCATTTTAGCGTTGATCTCTTTACAGATGCGAATCATTATCGTATTAACGGTCGTATTATATATCTCGCCGTTCGCTTCTTTACGTGCACCCGACTTAAAGCGAATGTATGCGCGTTTATCGAATACTTTCACCCAACTTTCAGACGTACCGCCCAGATTATCGCGCTTTGACTCGCTACGGTAAAAAGCGATCATTTCGTTTAATAATCCTGCTTGCATTACGTATATCGTTTTAAAGGTTGCAGTAATAGTTCTATGTGCCCCGGAATAACTTGCGGAGTGGCAAATGTTACCGATTCGCGGTTTGCGTAGTAATTCGCTATAAGGATGCGGATCGCGTGCCAGATACGCCGATCTATTTTTGCGTCCTTAACGTAGGTATCTAGCGGATTATTTAGATACGATTCGATAAGAAGTTGAACGGGTTCGATAAGCCCGGTTATATACGCGTCATCCGTGTCGAAGTCAACGTTTAAATGCTGTTTGAGTTCTTCGAGTGTTACGTATTGTGCCATATTGTATAAATTAGAAAGGGCTAGAGCCGAAGCCCCAGCCCTTTAGTGAATGATAGGTTATAGGATTAAGCAGAAGCCTTCTTCTTTGCGATGGCAAAGGCTTCCGGGCGTACTGCCAACTCGTCAAACTTTGTATTTAATACAAAGTAGGTGAGATTCTTTTTCGCTCCTGTATATGGATCAACAGTCAAGCGCATTTCTCCAAATTGACCTACCAACGCATAAGAGAAAATTCCAAACCCAAGAATGTCATCGCCGATGTATTCCGTTGAAAATACCGGATAACCGTTAATCTTTCCATCTTCAAGAATCATTCGAGAACTTCCCGCTTCGCGTGGAGTAGATTCAAGATCGGCATAAGTGGAAGCCGAACAAACATAACAGGCGGTAGCATCAGCAGGAACACCCGCTTTCAAAACAGATGCTTTCAACTGGCAAACATTTTTCCAACTCAAAGCGGAAGTATATTCGATATTCGGAGTTGCTTTCACAAATACGCCCTCACTCGCCTTTGATGTGATCTTAGTAGGTGAAAACATCCATTTGTTTAACAAGCGTTGCAAAGCCATTGTAATTTGTACTAAAACAATGTCACGCAAAGCAAAATTCGTTTCGTCGATAGCATCATTCGAAACAGGAACGGACAAAGAGCAACGTTTCGGAGTCGGAGTCAACTTAGAAATGTCGATCTTTGAATCGTTTACTTCGGCGTTCTCGTCCTCAATTGTAGCTTCAACACCCGACACAACTGGAAGAATCCATTTGCCATACATTCCGCTCTGCATCTTGCACCCTACTTTGTCAAGAATCAACCCTTTTTCAAGTGGCAAAATAACGTCTCCAACTGTTACGGGGATCAACGGATCAGATGCGGCGGTATCCATGATATTTCCAACGGCTCGTTCGTGAGGAATAACCAACCCTTTATTTACAATAATACCTTGATACTTGTCCGATGCTCCATTATTGCGCAACAAACAAACCGCTTCTGCGAAAGCTCTTTCACGTTCGATTACATTTTGAGGAACAACAGTACCAAGAGCGCGTTTTTCCATGCGTACTTTGATAACGTCCCGCTCGTTTTTCAGCGCGTCGAATTGTTCTTGCTCTTCCGGCGTTAAGCCGCGTTTTTCTGTTTCCGCAACATCTAAAATTGCGTTCATGTCTCTTTTAATAACTGCTAGTCTTTCTACGTAGTTCATAATCGTAATCTTTTAAATTTGTGTTCTTAATTTTTCTATTTCTATTTGATAATTATCGCTCTTTGCAGGTTGTAGATGTATCTCTAAGCTGCGCAATGTAACATCTGTCCCAAAATAAGCCGGATCGCTAACAATAGAGACATCAAAGATTTTATCAATCTTAGTAACCGTACGTATCAACAGTCCATCTCTTTGCGAGTACTCGACATTTCTTTTTTCATCTGTGATATAAGCAAAAGAAGAACCGAATAAATCTCCTCTTTGAATCATTTCTATCGCGTAGTTTCCATCCTGCGTATTAGGCGAAGCAAAACGGTACATACACCCGTAATCATCAAGACATAAGGATAAAGACCCCGTCCCATTGTTAGACCTCGCTAAAAGCCTTTGTTTATTATGTTCTAGTAGTGCCTTAACATCACAACTACGGAGTAATTCTTCGGAAACAGCACCCGACTTAATGATTTCAATAAAGAAACGTTTCTTTTCTAAGTCGTACATAACACGGCTTTCACGTTCAAATACAATCGCATACCCTTCTATATTTCTTTCGTCTAATAATTTCGGGGCTGCATTTTCTCCAAAACTTCTAATTTCCATCGTGTTTCATTTATTGTTTTACTCTATCTGCGTTTCTTCTTCTTTTGGTAGCTCGTTTTCTTTGTTCGTTTCCGATTCGCCCCGTATTTTAGGAGAATCAGCCGGGGCAACATTACAAGTTATAAATACAGTATCACCGCCCGGAATAGGCGCTTTCCCTAAATGGGAACGGATTTCATTCGATGTAATGCCACCTATTTCAAGGAGAGTTTTCCAATATGTTACCTGTGTCATTAAATCGGTTTGATACAGAACTGACAAATCGAAATTAATCTTATAATCCATCGAGACAGAATCAGGAATTAACTTCAACTCAAATTCCGATTCGATCTGTCTCAAATAAGGCTGTAAGGTATCTGTCAAATAAGAAACTTGCCCCATTTCAGAAGCTTTATAATTGGTGGGTTGCCCTGCAAATACCTTATCGGGATGAACACCATAAAAGCGACAAATGTCTAATACCGTCAGCTTCTTATTTTCTATTAATTGAGTATCTGCCGGAGTGAATGATAATTGAGCAAACGACATATCACCATTGACCGAAACAATATCGCGACCGGAATTCAATTCACTTTCAACACGTTCAGCAACATCGGAGGTCTGAATATCAGTTAACGCGTTAAGCCCTTTAGCTTCTCCCTTCGTGCCGGATATAATCCCTTTGATCTTTCCGCCATTCTGAAACGTTTTTAACGTTTGATTATCTGCGCTAGCGGCTACACTCATGACACGCGAGGCGGATTCTATGACACTGACACCTGTATATCCCCCGTCTTGACTATTATGTCTTAAATGAATAATATCGTTCGATCCAAACACGCCGTTTATGTGATTAATAATATCACAAACAGTATATGTATCAGTATATTTGTCGTAAGTGGTAGAGCCGGGAGAAAGTAATACTAAAGCGGTTGGTTCTCCAAATGTTCTACGAATGAAGATGTACGCATTTCCCCGGTTCACCATCAATATAACCATATTCCGAATAAATTCGAAACTGCTCATTCTTCTATTTGGTCTACGCGTAAGGAGTCTATATAAAATCTCCTTTTCATCCGGGACAAAAACAGCGTTTTTCTTCCGTTTGTATTGAAGTGGCAAAGAAGCAATCGTACCGGATAGAATTGCCGTACAACGATACGCGGCGGATAGCTTCATCGCCGCATCAGTACTATATACATTTATGGGCTGTGATGGAAGAGACGACATATTAGTATTAATATAATCGTCCAATCCTAGAGAGCGGATAATCGCGTTTCTTAGTTTATAACGTAGTTTCATCGTGCTATTGTGTATAATTATTAAATAAGTAGAATGTCATTAGGTTTGTTATCGTCGAATCAATCTTAGCATTATGCGTTTTCTTGACTGGCTTCTTATTCATGTTCCGATCTTCGTCTAATACCGCATTACTAAAACAATACGGTGTAATCGGATTAGGGCTAAAGGTGAGCTTACTCCGATACAAAGCAAGTTCAAAGGATTCGATAGGGCTTGTAAACGTTCCGTATGTCTGTTTAACAGGCTTAATATATTCACTCGCACCGCCTACGGAATAAGTAAGAAGATTCACAAATTCAGCCGATTTATAAGGATCATAGCCAACTCCCATAATTTGTAGATACTTTGCACGCGCAAGTATATCGTTTACTATTTGCTGATAGTCGATAATATCACCGTCACAAAGAATTAAATAGCCCGCTTTCGCCCAACCTTCGTAAAGTTCCCGATTCGGATGATCTTTCAAAGCTCCTTCCGGGAAATAGTAGTCCGTATGCGAATGAAAAGAGCCGCTTTCTTTTGAATAGATATTATAAGTAACCGAAGAGAAGTCGTCTCGAACGGACAAATCAACCGCCACCATCGTAAGCGGATAAGTACCAATATTTTCTATTCTAATATCTTTGAATCGTTCTTCGATCTGCTTTGCCTCAATCCATTTTGTTGTTTGGTCGGTAGTAAATACGTTAAGTAACTTTGTTCGAAACTCTAGCGCGTCCGGTGCGCTATATAAAGCCTTCTGGTATGCGTCGATATAGAAATCTTCATAAACAGTTATACCCATGTGTGGTTGCACTTTACGCCACGTTGCCGGATCGCCTTCCTCGTCGTCTACGTCTGGCTCAAAGATGTGTGCAAATATGGAATCATTTTCAATCTCACCTCGTAGGATCGATTTATACATTTTGAGCATTTCGACGAATGGAGCCGTTTCTTTATCGGATGCGGTCGTAATTACTACGGTTAAAGGGTTGAGCCGTGCGCCCATTGAGGAAGTTAATACATTCTTCAATGCGGCGCTATCGGCTTGTGAATACTCGTCTACTATTACCATGCTTGCGTTAAGTCCGTCTAATTTATCCGGGTTAGAGGCAAGGCAACGGGCAAAAGAGGTTTTTCCCTTTATGCGGTTATATATGATTTCTCGATTAATTTTGAAGTGCCTAAACTTCGGATCGAGAGACTTTAAAATATTACGTATTTCATCAAAACAAACTTTCGCCTGATTATATGAGTTTGCAGCAACGTATGTTTGTGCGTTCGCATCACCGAACAACAAATCGTTAATCGAAAGACTCGCTACACTTGTTGTCTTACTGAATTTACGCGGAACGAATAGAAGAGCTTCGCGAATCAAACGTTTGTTTGTTCCGGGCTTGTAAAACGCTAGAATGTTAGAGAACTGAAACACCTGTATCGGAGTCAGCTTATATCTAGTCTTTCCCTTTGTGCCGGAGAATTTCAAACGCTCGTAGAACGTGACGAACTTCTTTACTTCCTTGATCCGAAATTCGTATTTATCAAGAAAAACAAAGAAGCGGTGAACGGCTAGCAACTCGTAAAGGTTGTGCGCGTCCGGATTGTTAATACAACCTTTGATATACACATTTAGTCTTTCGTCTGCCTTGTCTAGCTTATACGAATCAACGTCGATGTTATGCAAGTCGGAGATAACCGACTGCTTTAACGCTATCAAATTGTCTCTATTCTCCTTGTTCATCGCGATCTATTTTGTTTACTTCGTTAATCAGGTCGTTTACTTCGTCGTCGTCAGATGCAGAAAGCGTTTGAAAGGTCAAACCAAGTTCGCGTAATTGTTTGCGCGTTGCTTCGAGTGCATCGAATAAAACTTTGAAAGCAGGATGCGCCGTAAGTTTATCATTATTTTCGCGGGACACTTCTTTCACGTATGACTTCATACGCTTCTTTGAAATATCGTTTAGTGCAATTTGAAACGCCATATATGAACCTGCGCAAAGAGTTATACAGAGGTCTAAATCTTCCGTATATGTTCCCTGCGACTCCATCGCGGCGCGAATCTTTTCTTTTATGTCGTCCAAATCACACATTTTTATAGGCTTTTTGCATATAGGAAAAGATTGCAAGTATTTGGTAGCTCGGAAGATGCGCACAAAAAGCTTACCCCCAACGCGCACCCCCTCGTTTCAAAAATTACTCGCGCGTGTAAATATGAGGTGAGGTGGGTTTAGCGTATCGCGTTAAAAAATAAAAAAAGCCCCCTCTCTCTAATATAATAAATATTTTTTATTTATATTTGTATCAACAAAGAATGAATATTATGACAGAAAAAATAAATCATGTAAAAAACCCTTTAACTATTATAGCCATTTTTGCTGGAATAGCGGAAGTTAGTGGAACAATAATCACTCCATTTATTGACAAAGAACTTCAAGGGATATTCATATATTTCTTAATAGGCTTTCCAACAATATTGGTAGTTCTTTTTTTTGTAACTCTTTGGTTTAAATCTAATGTCCTATACGCTCCATCGGATTTTTCAAATGAAGAAAACTACGTAATCATGAGGCAGTTTTATGATAAAAATCGTAAAATAGAAATTGTAGAAAGAAAACAATCTAATACAAAAAAGACAGACGGTACATGCTTTGTTGCTATATCAAGTACGAATGCACCCCAAAAAGCAAATTCAGAAAATAGCGTCCGTATTAGATTGGCTGATGTTCCAACTGCCTCAAATATGGCAAAAGCATTTAGAAAAAAAGGATATAACAATATAGACATATATTCAGGTTTTTCCGAAGAACCATCAACTGACGAAAATAGTAAAGCTATTTGGATAGGAGCTGACATTGATATTGAAACAATAAAAAAGGTTATAAAAGATGCTGTAAGAATATATCCTAATCTAAAATATATTAGTATTAGTAATGAATATACGGATAATGTAAGGAATGAAATATTTATTGGCGGAAGTACAGAAACAGCAATATCAAGAAATGCAAAAGATTTAGAAGAAGAAGATTTTAAAGCAATAGAGAGCGTTAAAAATATAAATGAACTAGAACAAATTATAACTCAAAAATTTTACTAAGTAGATTATTGTTAATCTACTTAGTAAAAAAATAAGATTATATTTTCAAAAACTTATCTGCAAACCGTTCCGTAGCTCGTTTATTATTCGCCTGAATCGCCTCTTTCGAATGACTGAAAGCGCGTCGATGTATATCAGAGTGACACGAATGGCAAAGACTTTGCAGATTGTTATAATCAAACATTAGCTGTCTCATTCCGAGTTCGTGCGATACAGACTCAACCGGGACAGTGTGATGTACTTCCGTTGCAAGCGTACTGCGATTGTTCGCCTCGCACATCTCACAAACCGGATTGCTTTGTAGCTTCTTAGCTCGAAGTAACTTCCAACGATTGGAGTTAATCATCTTAATGTAATGCGGGTTTCTACTCATAATTCATCATAATTAAAAAGAATCTTATCACATTGATAACAATCGTGCAACTCCTTTCGTGTCGCCTCGATGTCGTCCGTTTCTATCTCAACTAAATGCGTCTCGGACACATCGCCCGATTTACATTGAATACGCCTGATTATATACATAATGTTTCGATCCGATCCAGTCCGTTAATAAGCAATCTAATCCGGGCGCAATTCCCATCGCATCGAGTCGATTGCGTTTCCTGTTTATGAATCCGGCTTGCACAACCTTTGCAGTTTTTCGACGGACACATTTGTTTATACACTTCGATAGCTTGCCGCCTCGTTTCGTCTCTCTGCATCCGAGCCGCTTCGATAGCGACTTTTCGGATTAAGCCACGCGAGCGGATGCGCTCGTTTGTGGCTTGTTCGATGTACTGTTTTACTTTACTCATTTTACCGTGTTATTTTTAGGTTTGTAATTCCACCCGTTTAACTCGTAGACTTTCCGTTTCGCCTCTTCCTGTGTTGCCGCATCATCTACCTTTGTGTCTCCGTCTGGATCGCGACGATAGATATTGAAGTGACGAAAACGAGGGGAATAATAATACTTTGATTGATTTTGTGTTTGGCTCATTTCTATCTTGTTTTACGTTAATTGTCATTCAATTCTAAACACTTCTTTAGTTTCTCAACATTGTGTTCATCTGTAAGCCATGAATAGGCATACTTACCATTTCTGGGGTCGTTTGGATTCTTAAACTGCATTACATCACATACTTTGTAAACGGCAGCATAATAAGGCTCTGCGCTGTTTCTTTCTATGTATGCCGTAAACACTCTGTTTTTACCAAAGTAGTGGTATGCCTTTCTTCCTTTGTGCTCGCAGAAAATAAATCCTATATCTACTAAATCTTTTTCGCTCATATTTTAATTGTTTTGAGGGTTGTTATAACTTAATTATCTTCATTATCATTCTCCTCAATCTTGTCTCTCAACTCTTCACTTCCTGTCACTATAGCGTCGGTATATTCACTCGCCGTTTGCAAGTCATTGTTTAATACATGATTTCTCACAATGTTAAGTTCACCAATCAAACTATCAATATGTTCAATTAGTGATTCATTTTCGTTGTTTTTACTATTCATATCTTTATTAGTTTGATTAAAATGGAAGATCATCACCCAACGCCGGGCGGCAATCTCTTACCGTAAACTTATTTACTTCAAAGGATTTTATAGAGCAAAGAACATAAGCTTTTCTATTTAAAGATTCTGCTAATCTTTTAGCCTCTGCCTCCGCACTTGTCAGATCGCTGTGTTTATACGCTGGGGTATGTTCACCCTCTACATATACCATAAAGAAAAAAATTTCTTTCTCATTCATAATTATCTTGTTATTAGTTATTTAATCCGTTCACCCAACTTTAAAACATACACTTCTTTCTTATCAGGTGCACCCCACTCCTTCCGACCAACTCCAACAGAGATACGATCCAACTTAAACAACATAGTTCGCGCGGTGTACCCATACCGGAAACGAACGTGTGTATAATGATCGCAACTACCAACCGGACAACCGTCACAACCTTTTGCGCTTGGATGAAGTCCGCAACACTTTAAGCGTTTGATCCAATACGGTTTTATTTCCCGATATTCTTCTTTCTTTTCGCCGGATTCGATCATTAGAAACCAAACCGCCATTAATGGTAAATCTAGTATTCGCATAACTTTATTATTTATTAATTCTACACAAACATTCTAGGCTGCATCCGCGACAAAATGATTTTATTCGCATCTGCATAGAACTTCTTCTTTATCTCAAATCCGTATGCTTTTCGCCCGCATTGAGCGGCTGCAAGTAATGTTGTACCACTTCCGGCACATGGGTCTATTACAACATCACCCGCATCTGTGAAAAGTTCGATCAACCGCTCAAGTAACGGAACTGATTTTTGTGTTGGATGAATCCGCGGTGTATCTATGTCTCTAGGATAATCGAAACAATTAAATACCATCCGACCGCCATTATTGAATTTTGGCAGTTTATCCCGATACAAGAGTACACCATATTCACAATTACCAACGACCTTCATATTAGCCTTTAAAACTTGTGCCGAAAAGTTCTTTTTAAATACCAGATTGATATATTTATTCAGCCCGTATTCCTTCGCTTTCTGTATAAGTTCGAATTGTTGCTGAAATTCACAAAAGACAATCATACAGGGGGATTTTCCTTTTTCTTTTGGCTCTTTAACGAGCATCTTGCTACAAAAATGAAGAAATTCAGTAATTCGAAAATCCTTATCGGTATCGAAAAATTCTTTTCCAGCTAATTCGCTTTCTCCGTTAGAATTGTCTCCGTCGATATACCAAGATGGATTAGAACCGTATGCGTTCTTCCCAATGTTGTAGGGAATATCCGCAATGATTAGTTGTGCTTTCGGAATACCGTATGTTTTATAGTTCTGGAAATGGTCGTTAAATAGTTCTACGTCTTTCATCGAAACAATAATATTAATCGTTAATAATCTCGTCCTCATTCTCTACTACTTCGCTTTTTACAGGCTTCTTCACCGGAACGCGAATCGCCTTTTCTGTAAACTTGTTCGATAGATATTGTTTCGCCTGCTCCCAATCCGTAAAGTGTAAATTCGGATCAGTATAGAGCGAGATAATCGTAGAGTTTAATTTATCGAGTGCTCCGAAAGCACTTGAATTTATCGTACCGTCTAAGGGTGAAAACTTGGCAACTAAACCGTTATATTTCTCTGATACAAATCGGTCTATATACTTCCGATTCCGTTCATTTACCGCGACGGGGTCTGCCGATATGTCGTGCAAATAATTTGTGTTTGATAGCTTTTTAACCATATTAAAATCCTTCTAATCGTTTTTGTCCGTTCATCTCGTCTACCTTGTGTTGTGGTAGTTTTCGTTTTGGTTTTACATACTCGAAATGTCGTTCCGCCTGTGATAGATCGTAGAACATTTCTTTGATTTCGTCCGGTAGTACTTCTTCATCATCATCGCCGGGCATCGGATCGGCAACCCGGAGAAAGCAGCCTAAAATGTACTGCATAATCTCGTATGTGCTTTTGAAATGATAGTCAGCGCGAATCTTATCGAGCCTTTGCCATTGTTCCAGATCGACGCGAACCGGAATCTTTTTAAAATACACAAGTTTCTTTTTTCTGCTTCGCATGGTTTCGTTGTATTAATTATCTTCTACTAGCTCCGTTCAAGTCCAAGACGTTAAACATTTCATTTATTCGATCCGCGATATACGCGCCGTAAATACGCTGTATTTCCTTAATCGTTAAGTTCGTTGTAACATGAGTTATTGCCTCATGTCTCAACTCGTACCGACATTGGAAAATATACTGCATCACGTTTAGTTCAGTACCGAAATACTTTGCCGGGATTGGCTCGCGTCCTAGTTCATCAAAACAGATCATTCGCGGCGTACCGTTGTTGTAAGTATACAATTCTAGTGCATCCTTTCCGCGCATCGAAAAGCCGTTTGCAATACAGGAAGCCGAATCAATCCTAAAACCACCGATCGGATAGCCGCCCTTTGCTTTGCCACGTGTGAAATAACTATATCGGTTTAGAATCTGCATGATAGTACTTTTTCCTGTACCGATGTCACCTCGTAACAATAACCCTTTATTTGAATCTAGCTTCTCGGATCGTCCTTCAGTATACAAAAACAGTTGGTTCATTATGTTTCTATTCGAATCGTCAATCTTAAAACCGGGGCAAACGTATTTGCAGCACGCTTTAAACCATTCCGGGCGCTTCTCTACTTCTATCGGCTCGTCATAGTACGGTAGTCCGTATGATAGTATTGCCGCTATCGGTAGAGTCTGTTTGCTTCTTGTTTCCATATTCGCATTTATCGTTTTTTAGTTCAAATAATCCCGACCAATTATTAGCAATCGATTCATTTACGATTTGCTCCGCAATCACCGGATCATTCTTGCTCAATTTTACCAGTTTGTTATAACACGCTTTTAGTGACTTTTCCGATTTGTAATTTTGCCGCCTGTCTTTCTTGTATTCAAGCCAGAGCAAAAACGCTTCTAAAAACTCGTCAGATATAAAATCAAAATCTCCATGAGAGACTTTAGAGAGTATATTTCTGTTTGGTTTCTGTTTTAGTTTATTATAGTCTGTACTATCCCCTGTATCATTGACTCCCTTATCTACTGTATCATTGGCTGTCTGATTGGCTCCCTTATTGGCTGTCTGATTGGCTGTAAAATTTACAGTAGTAGTTACAGTAGTTTTAAATTCCTTCACGAAAGAATAAGAGCTTATAATACGTTTGTTTTTACCAGATTTATAATAAATCAATCCTGCATTTATTAAAGACTCACGGGCTTTTATTAGTGTTTTCTCATTCACGTTAAGCGCAAAACAAAGTTCAATGTTCGAGCAATCGAAAACGTCCCTCCAATCTTCGCCGTTACAAATAGCCACTAATTCGTAAAAAAGGGCTTGTTCGGTGGCGGTAAATCTGAAACGTCGTCGCGCTTTTCGCATCTTTTCGGTTAGCGTATATCCGTCTATATTCATCACACTTATAAAGTCTATCGAGCGACATAATAACTACAAATCCTTATCCCGATCGCCCGTCCTACTTTCAGGACGGAACAATAGCAAATAAAATTATTCTCTCTTCCTCCGTTGCGACACGTTCGACAATCGTGTTTTACTTGCTTTTGTGCTGTTTTCTTCACCATTCTTATACCTCCTTTATTTTAATTCCATGAACGTAAAGCATGAGCTTACGTTTGACTATATACTCCTTTGTCCGAACCCCTTTCGTATCTTCGACGATATACTCACCATCCCGATAATAAACGAAATCAGCGATGTAGTAAACTCCTCGTTCGATCAGCTTCTTTTTACGTAGCATCTTCCGCACTCCCTGCACTTCATAGAAACGATATTGAGGCGAAATAAGCTCGTATTTTACTTGCTCTTGTAATCCGGTTATAATCCCCTTATTTTCGAGTAGTTTCAACTCCTTAGCGCGTCGATATTCCTTTTTAGAGTCGTATCCGTCTATCTTTACATTCTTATACTTTGCCATGTCCTTTTAATTGGTTTGTGAATAGTGGATAAGCCCGGATTCGAACCGGGAATGATACTTCAAGAGCCGCACCGCATTAACAAAATGTCTGGCGATCAACCTTACATAATTAGGCGTTTCCAATTCCGCCACTTATCCGATTTGCCGGGGCTTTCACCCGGCGCGTTGTTACTAATTTGATAAAACCTTCGCTCTTTTTATATATCCATGTTTTTGAAACTCATTAATATAAATCAATTCTTTCGTCCAATTCCCAGTATTGTCTTTTTTGGGTTGTAGCCTAAAATGTCCTCTAACGGAGAAGCCTTCATCTCGAACAATAGTAGTAAACCATGTGCAATCCATAAGATTAATATCGATGTCTGACTTATTCTTGTATTTTCTTGCTCCAACCTTTAATTTTGATTTGTGACTAATTGTTTTTGTGTCAACTTTAGCGTATTTTTTAAAAAGAATATAGCAAAGGATAAAAGATACTCTAAGGTTGGCGTTACTCATAAGATCAGCCCCCCCAACCCCGTGCATAGATGTTCTAAATGTTACATTCTCTGTATTTATTATTGCGCACACCCCATTTATAAACCATATTGAAGCCATTCCTTCATTTTTAATGATATAAGACACGCCTATATTTCCGAAAATAATAGTACCAGAAGATTCTAACCCTTTTGTAAAATCGCTACCGTTCAATATAGGTTCAAATGATTTTGAAGATTTAATCATAGCGCAATAGAAACTATTTGATAACAAATCTACATTTTTATTTTTCAAAGAATGAACCTCATTTATACGATTTTGCGTAGAGGCTGCTTCTGCATAAAAGGAGTAAGTATCAATTTCGGGAACATGAATCCTTCCATTGAGCACAAAATTTAAAATCGGATATTTTGAGTTATCTATCAACATAGCACTTGTTAATTTACTTCATACGGATAAACGTCTACAATCGCCGTTTCTTTAAGCAAGATCGAAGAATAATCCGCCATCGTTCCTTTCATTCCTTCGTCGAGTTTCTTCATTGCGTCGTGAATGTCTGCGGCTTGTATAAGTACATTCGTATACGTTCGCTTCTCCTTTCCGCTTTTCTCGTCAAGTGTAGTAAAAGCGAGTCGCCCGGCAAACCATTTATCGGCGGAATCCTCTTCGCTTGTAAATATCTCGCTATAATGTGCGCGGGAAATGTCGGACACTGTAAACTCACCGGAGATAAACGGCGTTACTTCTTCAATTATTCGTGCTTCTGCTTCGGTAAAACTTAGCGCATCGACCAAATACGGTTCAGTTACCTTCTTTTGCATCCCGTTTTCCATTACTTTCTCGTAGCGAATTTTCGTTAAAAACCAAGTGTTCATAATTTCGTGTTTATTAAAGTGTTTATAAAAATGTAATTAATCGTGTTGTGTTAGTGTTGTGACGGTACAGCGTGAACGGAATAATTATCTAAGATGCATTTTACAGACACAGAATCATACGGGAATGTTTTATACATAAATGATTCGGTTACTTTAAATCTAAGAGATGTCGAGTTGTCTATTTCGAGACACAAATAACTCGTCCCGTCGCTTTTCAGGTCGGATCGTAATTCTTCATCATTAATAACTAACTCCTTGCCTAATGCGCACTCAATATCCCGATAAGAATCAATAGGAATATTTGTACAGTATTGTTTCAAGTAAGAAAGAATATTCTCTGTTTTAATTAATTTATTCATGCTGCTTTTTTTATTTTATTAGTGATTAACTTCTTTAACTCCTTCCGTATCTTATAAATCTGATTTTTAACCGGAACACTGTTTTTCGCTTCCGGCTTTAACGCCTCGATCTGCATCTTTAATTTTAAAACCTCTTTTGCCTTATCGACACAATCAAGCAAGTCCAGACCGGAACGGATAGATTCGTCTATCATCTCGCTAGCCAACCGGATTAGATCATAGAGTTTCTTTATATTCTCCACGTGATCGGCTCGATTCATTTCGAGTATTCGACCGTCGTTTACATAGCCGTCATAAATGACATAATACAACTTGTCTACGTCTGGGCGACCTAAAAAGTGTCCGAGGAATTGCCAATAATATTCGTCTTTTTCGTCGATGGTATTTCCGAACTGCAGCGATTCGATCTTTCCTTGCGACATCGGGCACTTGATCTCACCCAGAGCGATAACTTTCCCGTCAAATCCGTACACATAGAAATCCGGTGAATCTCCGAATCCTTCAAACGGTTCATTGAAAACAATGTCCTTAAAATCGGTTGTACACGACTTGATCTCATTCATTAACTGGCTCCGTACCCATTCGACCGCTAGCGGTTCGTTTTCATGTCCCCAATCAAACGCCTTGTTGCTTCCGTTTTCTCGCATCGTCCCGGTTCTCCGCTCGTATCGTACTAAATACATCGCGTCTAACGCACCTTTACCAAAGGGACAACCTTTGCCCGCTTTCATCAGATCGGGAAGCGTAGAGGCGGTTATTTTACCCCGTCTCTTTTCCTTCCATTCGATTTCTTTTTGTTCACTTGATTTCATGTGCTACTAATTCTTTGATTTGTTCTTTAGTTAGTTTATATTTCGTCTGGACTTGCGCGACCGTAAAACCACCTGCCAGACCGTCGAGGATATTTTTCCAGATTGCCGATCCTGTCTCAACCGTAGGCAATGAGTTTTCTACTTTCGGAAGAAAAGGACGAATACGAAGCGAATCAACCTTTTCGCCGAAAGCGTCAACTAATACCGCTCCGATTTGGATTTGCTTGTTTATCCATGACTCAAAATTCGGATTCTTGAAAATTTTCGTCAATGTTTTGCAGTTCGTCCGGTTGAGGATCATCGGTTTCACATTTTCGTAAAAGTAAGCGACGAAACATTCTTCTTTCTTTCCAGACGCGCCGACCACTTGTTCTTTTTTCGTTTCGCGGATGGTGAGAATTATATCTTTTCCATCCGGTAGGCTGTAAGCGCCTAGATAGTCATAATTAAATTGAGTTTTCCAGTGTGTCATTATCTTGTTGTTTGGTTATTTAAACATCGCTTTCAATATGGAAACGAGAAGGATTACAGTTAGCAAAACAGTTACAGGAATCCATAAAGGAGACGTTACCCACCACCAAGACCAATTAATGTAATTTGTGAGTTTCAATACAATGAAAACAATAGTAAGAAGCCCACAAAAACCAATTTCACTACCTTTTGAATTATTATTTGTACTCATATTCTTTGTGCGGTTACCTAATACACCGGAAGGTTTTATTATTTTATTTAAAAGTTATCGTTTCCACCCTGATAAAGCGACTCATAACAGTGAGCGCAAACCGTTATTATCTTTGTGCCATGTCTGCCGCGTTCGTACGTTTCGACCTCTAATTCTATCTCTTCGCCCGGTTCGATCTCTTCGCCGCAATCTTCGCAAACTAGAGTATCAGTAGGACACGCACCAAGAACCGTACAAATTCGGCAATTACCGATACATTGAGGATTCGCCGCCATGTCGTTTCGTGTTTAGATAGTTACAGACTAGCACATAGATAACCGTGATAAATACGATCAGTAGTGCGATAATTAATTTGCCCGGTTTCGGCTCGCCTTCTGCGAGGCTGCACGCTGAAAGCATTAAGATGATAGCGGCGGGACTTTGTTTTAGTGTTAGCATAATGTTTGGTTTTAATTTGGGTATTCTTCACTGTAAGCATATCGAAGCACATCAGACGCCCTGCACCTCCATTTACCGTGTTGGTGTGCGGTTGGTTTATCCGTTGCGATCTTCCCGCGTCCTACTAAATCCTCCAACCTCCGGCGACCTCCGACGATTTCCGCCGACATATTTTTGCTAAAGGTTAGTTCGCGTGTAGCATCATAAATTCGATTGATTTCATTCGCTAGTTTCTCGTTATAACGCTCTGCTGTTGTCATGTTTGTACTACTCTTTGCGTTCAACATAAATGTTATCTCCGTCGATCCAAGTTTTGAAAACTTTTCCTTCATCGGTTTTTAAATCGGATGCGGTTGTTCTTACTGATTTTCTGCGATTGCGGGGGAAGTAGGTTTGTCGCCCTACTTCCATCGCTTGCAGTGTCGGTTTAATTGGTGTTGTGTTCATTGCTAATATTTTATTTCGTGTTTAAAATTCAAAATCGGTAAATACGCTTTTATCAGGAGAGAGCAATCTTTCATGATTTACATCTTCGAATTTGTAGGTACTATACTTTTTATCCGAACGAACATAATCGCCTTTAATCCATACAGGAGCCGAATCGCTATCTTTCAATCTGAAATATTCGCCTTTCTTTAGTTCCTTGATCTTCTTAATTGTCATAATCGTATCGTGTTATGCAGCCCCGAAGGGCTACGGATTAATATTAAATCTTCTGATAACCGAATGAGTTCATAAACTTCTCCGCGCCTTTGAACGTTTTGAAAGTCTTGCTACTAGAAAGTGTACACGCTAAGAATCTTTGTCCGGCTGTTGTATTAATCAAGCTAACACAACATACCGTTTCGCTTCCTGCTTTTTTAAATTCTACGTCTCCGATCATTCCTATTTCCATTATTATCTATATTGTGCAGGGCTCTCGCCCCGCCAGTTATTTTTTTTGTTATCTTATTTAATGCCGCAAAGTTTTGAAATTCTCAATAACTCTTCATCGCTCATAAATGCGAGATCGAAAAATATACCTTCATCGAAAGGTTTGTTTTCAGCTAAAGCGGCTTGTTTCATGCTAACCATTATTTGAGTTATCGTATTGCCTTTTTCTTTATCGCTCATTCCTGCTTTCATAATTCTATACTTTTATTTGTTAGTTCTTGATTGATTGATTAACTTTGATGCGACAAAGATAGGATATTATTATTACCCATAAAAGAAAATAGGAAATAATTATTTCCTATAAAACATTTATTAACTATTGGTGCTTATGGAATTTAAAGATAGATTAAAGATTGCTATTGAGAATAAAGGAGTTACACCTTATGCTATTGGAAGAGACACAAAGGTATCAAAGGTGTCAGTTATGAACTATCTAAACGGAACAAAGCCTAATATAGGTAATATTAATATCCTAGCTGATTATCTAGGTGTTAATGTGGGATGGCTTATTAGTGGGGTAGACGATTCTTTAGAGAGCTCTAAAGTATCGAACGATAGTGATGAAAAATATATCATGCACTATGAAGATTTAAAGGGTAAAGCCATTCCACATATAGACGTAATTACCGCCTCTTGTGGTCTACCGAATGGCTTTAACTCTGCAATAACAAAAGGGGATTGCGAGCGCTTCATTATCCCCGATATGCCCGGTTGTGATTTTACGATCCGCGCTGGAGGTCGTAGCATGATTAATAGAAACGTTCCAGAACGAAGTATTAACGATCGGGATATTGTCGGTTGTCGAATTGTAACAAGTCGCTCTCATGTGCGTTGGGGTGAAGTATATGCATTGGCTACCTATGATGGAATAATGATAAAAAAAATCGAAGAGTCTGATAAAGAGGGTTATATTAAATGCGTTCCTTTTAATAACGAAGAAGGATTCAAACCGTATGATGTTCCGGTTAATGAAATATACGACTGGGCGTTAGTCGTCGGTGTAGTGAGTGTAAAAACATGGATTTAACTAATTATAAAAGACAAAACAATATGAAGAAGCTGCTATTAGGGATAATATTAATATTTTTCCCGCTTATCGCGTCTGCGCAAGATGAAGTATTAACAAATCAGTCTATAACCGACATGTTAGAACTTGGATTCTCAAACGACGTTATAGTAACTAAAATAAATACGTCAAAAAATAACTTTGATACATCTATACAAGCTCTAAAAGAATTAAAAGAAAAAGGAGTAAGTAACGATATTATTGTGGCGATGATGCAGAAAAACAATGATACAGAAAAGCAAATAAAAAAAACTCCTCGATCCGGAATTTACTTTAAGGTCGGAAGCGAGTTAAAAAAGATATATCCAACCGCATTTTCTGGTACTAAAACAAGTACTCTAGGAACTGCCCTTACATACGGAATCGCAGATGCAAAAATTAAGTCAACTATGAATGGTAAACATTCGAACAATATAATAAATACAAATATCCCTAGTTTTTATTTTTACTTCGATGATAAAGAACAAAACAGTTTTGCAGTATCTAATTGGTGGTTTACAGTAGCTTCATCTCCTAACGAATTTTTATTATCTAAGTTAACCATAAAGAAAAACAGAAGAGAACTAGAAACAGGGAAAGTAAATATATATGCGGGTAACTCTATCGGAGTAGATGAAGATAAAACAATAGGCTTTGAGATTGAAACTATAAATGATTATGAATTTAAAGTCACCCCATCTGTACCATTACTTCCCGGAGAATATTGTTTTTTCTATAGGGGAACAATTCCACAAGGCGGATATAATAATCAAGCCGTTTTTGATTTTTCCATTTCTGAAAGTTGTAAAATAGAAACTAAATACAAAAACGGGGATTATGTTTGGATTTTGAAAGACAGCAAACCCCGTAATTATCAAATTATATCTACCGAAATTCGAAGAGATGGAGTATATTACATACTTCAACAAAGAAATAGCTGGGAACCATTAGAGTATAAAGAATCTGACTGCTATTCATCCAAAGAAGAAGTAGCCACCAAATAAACAAGCATCATCAATCACTAAAAACAAAACACCATGAAAGCAAAAGAAAAAGACCAAATACTATTAGCAATCAAAAACGATAATTTTGATTATAAAAAGGCTATTCATGGCGAAATAATTTCCGAACTAGAACGTTCCGGCTATGTCGATATTACCCGAACAAAGGACGGAAGTTTTTTCGACATAACCGATAAAGGGAGAACCTTTTTGAATAGTGGCGGATTTTCCACGATTGAAAAGGAGAAAACCAAAAGCAAATATAATAAGGCTTTGATCTGGATTATATGTGCTATATCAACGGCGATTATAGGCGCAATAATATCGCTAATAGTAAACCCGCAATAATAGATGTAGCCAGTAGTAATAAGTCGGCTTGTTTTTCTGTCATAATAGTACTTTTACTATTAGCCGGATAAACTAGAAACAGATAGCTCAAATTCAAGCAAATAAAATATTTGTTATTCTTGATTGATTAGCTTTATAATATTGATTCAAAGAAATAATACAAATTTGTATAACTGTAAAACATTTATTTACTTTCGCCTGTCGGAAGTAGAAAAAACATAAGAGATAACAAATTAATTATTAACCGATTAGGTATCTTTTGAAGTTAATACTGGCAGTGTTAAGGTGATCGGTTCGAGTCCGATACGCTCCACTTTTTTCTCTCCCAACTTTGAACTTTAATAGTGTACTGGACATGAAAATCACAAAATTTGTCACTATTCTTCTAATCATCCCATGCTTAATTTCCTGCTACGGGAACAAGTCTTCAAAAACAACACAATCAAACAATGCAGACTATGATATACGCCTCAATGATAGCATAGCAGCAGTAAACGCAATGCTAGAAGAAGGGAACGCTGATGGAGAAAAAATAAATGCTTTTTTAGACGCATATATATCTAGACATCCTAATTGTTTCAACAATGACATCCAAAGAAAAAAAGCAGGAAAAGAATTGCGTTCTTTGTTAGAAAAGGAACTTGAGAATAACCCTGATTTCCTTTCTGATATAGCAGTCAAATTCGCTTCTATGGATAAAGTTAAAAGTACCGATAATAAAGGATATAAATATCTTATATCCTTTACCTGTAGCAGCCTTCAAAAAACCGGAAAGTATAATATTTCTTTCAGAATTATAACGGCTTTAGATGAGGAAGAAGCCTCCAATCTTATTGATAATCAGAAGTATTATATTCAAGGAAAATTCATAAGTCTTTCCGAAAAGGAATCGATAAATATTAGACTAGATGTATTTGATGACAAAACAATTGAGATAGGGAGTATTTTTATCAAAGAACCTATCGTTACTCCGGCAAACTAAAGAAAAAAAGAAAAGGACCTTTACTCAAGGTCCTTTTTTATCACTTCATCCATTTCTTTTATACGTTTCTCGCGGTCTTTAATAGGACCGTCTTTCTTGTCATTCTTGAATACATCATCGGCACGGTCGGCAACCTCACCGCTCCATTCTTCAAACTGGTCCTTGGCCGGACGATCATTCGGTTCGATATTTTCTTCGGCTATCGAATCATGCCTGTTAATCATATCATTCAT